GCCAAGTACCCAGATAATCTCGTCGGTGAGGCACTCTGCGGAGTGCTGATGGTGGAGGCCGCGAAAGCGAAGCCAAGCATCTGGATGAAATACATCCGGCCCATGCTCAACGACTACAAGGGCTGGAGCTTACACACATCGACACCAGAAGGGAAGAACCATTTCCACGACAAGTACGAATTTGGCCAGGACCCATACAATTTGGATTGGGCAAGCTGGCGGATGCCGGCGTGGCGTAACCCGTATGTGTATCCAGAGACAACGAGAGATGACCACGTTAAGTTCTTGCTAGATCAGCTGGAAGATCACCCCGGCAGAAGCGCAGCCAGCATCGCGGTTGCTAACGACTTGCTCATAGATTCTGAAATCCTTGCTCTTGCAGACGAATTGACCATTCCTCTGTTCAAGCAAGAGGTCATGGCCGACTTCACCGAGTTTGTAGGACAGGTGTTTAAGGACTATGACGAAGAATACCATGTTGGAACGCTCAGCTACAATCCAGATTGGCTCACTTTTGGTGCAACTGACTACGGCTTTACCAATCCTAACGTTTGGTTGCTTATCCAAGTTGGTCCGTGGGGCGAGATCAACGTGCTTGCTGAAGTATATCAGCCAAACCTTACAGCCGAACAGTTCGCAGATGAAATCATCAAGCGCCGCACCAGAGATGGTGTCCCTCTCAACCCGCCCGACCTCAGGACTTTCTATCCTGATCCTGCAGACCCGATGTCCAGTCGAACACTCTCCGACCGTTTGAAAGTCAGTGCGGCTGGCGGGACTGGTGGTGAACTCAACATTCGCATCAACTTGATTCGCCAAGCGTTGCGTGCTGGCCGAATCGACTACGGTGCAACACCTTTGACTGAGGGCAACTATGACAAGTGGCGCCCGCGACTGATGATAGACCGCAGCTGTACGAGCTTGCGCAATGACATGCTTGCCTATCGGTATCCAGAGCGCAAAGAGGATGCTGAGACCAGTCGTGATCGCTTTGAGTTACCGCTGAAGAAGGATGACCATGGACCGGAAGCGTTGGGACGCTTTATGGTTGGCTATTACGGGCCAAATTCTCTTACCGCTAGCGCTGGTACACGGATACGAAAGGCTAACCTGGGACGTCATGCTAGCAACAAGCGACGAGACAGGGTTGCAAAGCCAAAGCCATTGAGCGCCATGAGACCTACTGCGAGTGGTTATCCGACTTGGCGAGAGGGCGGTACGATAACCGACAAGGAGTTTAGAGATGCCGATTGATTCCAGACAGTACGACTCAGTCATCAGCCAAATCCGCGATGACACCGGGTTCAGCAGACTCGTCGGCAACCTCAGCAACATAGACGACCGCATACGCATCAAAGCGTATGAAATGTTTGAAGACTTCTACTACAACCGGCCAGAACACATCAAAGTTGTTCTGCGAGGCGAAGATGACGACTGCATCGAGATTTACATGCCGTCGGCCAAGAAGTGTATCGAAGCTGTAAACCGTTTCCTTGCAGTTGAATTCGATTATCAGATTGATCCAGACGCTGACGAGGCAACGTCGCAGGTTATGGACGATGCGCTCCAATCTCTGTTCAAGCGGCAAGAGGTAGTACAGAAGTTCAACCAGATGAAGCGGTACATGCTCATCAAAGGTGATGCGCTGCTTCATATTCGGGCAATTCCGTGGGAGAAGGCTGGGCGGCGCTTGAGGGTTGATGAGCTGCGGCCTGAACACTACTTCCCAATTGAGGATTTTGCTACAGGTGAGTGCATAGGCTGCCACATCGTTGACGTTATCCGTAATCCGCGCAACAGTTCTCAGACCAAAGCCGCCAGCGACGAGTGGATTGTGCGCCGGCAGACGTATAAGCGCGCTTTTGATGACAGCGGAACACCAACGGGCAGAATAACTTCCGAGCTTTCGCTGTGGAAGGTTGGGATGTGGGATGATCGTGTGGCCACTCCTGACCTAGATCAAATCTCAGTGGTAACTCCTGAGTTTGAGCTTGACCCGTTGATCACAGAGATACCCGTTTACCATTGGGCGAACAGACCGCCACCCGGTAGCACTTTCGGCATGAGCGAATTGGCAGGCGTTGAGTCAATCATCAACGCTATCAACCAATCTGCCACAGATGAAGACCTTACGCTCATCACGCAAGGCTTGGGCGTGTACTGGACCGACGCATCACCGCCCATAGACGAGAACGGAAATGAGGTGGAGTGGGAAATTGGACCAGGCGCTGTTGTTCAGGTTGGGGTTGGCGCTAATTTCGGTAGGGTTTCTGGAGTCTCCACGCTTACGCCGTTCCACGAGCACATCTCCCTTCTGGACGAAAACATGCAACAGGCTCTCGGCGTGCCTGATGTTGCTATTGGTATGGTCGATGTTGCAGCTGTGGAATCTGGTATAGCGCTGACGCTTAAGTTTGGCCCGTTGATCGCGGCTAACACAGAGAAGATGCCGACTATCACCAAAGTCGCAGATGAGTTCCTAGACGACTTGCTGGATTGGCTACAGGTCTACGAGGGCATAGCACGCAATGGTGTTGATATACAATCAGTTTTCGGCGATCCTATGCCGAAGAACACCACCCAGATGCTGGCGGATTACCTATCCATCTGGGTTCAGGCTCCGAGCACACTCCCTGTCGAGTGGCTGTATGACCGACTCAACGAGCTATTTGGTTGGGACCTAAGCGATTCCGACTTCAACCAAGCTCTGGAAGATGCCAAGAAGATAGCCGAATCAGCTGCTCCACCAAACCCAATAGCTGATCAGATGAACCAGTTTGGCGATCAAGGTGGCCAGGTGCCACCAGATGCGTTCCAAAACAATGGGCAGACACTAGATTTCAGCACTATGTGACAGGAGGTACAATGGCCGCAAAAGGCAAGGCGCGCATGAAGCCTGGTGGCGGTGGGCGTTTCAAGAAGTTAACCAAAGGCGGCATGAGTCCTGCACTAGCTGCCTACGTTGGGCGCAAGAAGTACGGCGCCAAGAAGATGGCCAAGTTCAGCGCAACAGGCCGCAAGCGAGCAGCACGGGCCAGGAAGCGAGGATAGCATGGGGTTACGTCGTAAGGGCAGCGGTGGTCGCCACTATCCACCGGGTACAATCCCTGGCCAGCCAGCTGCCGGCCATCATCCGTTCGCATCAAAAGCTCAGCAGCGCTTGTTCTTTGCGAATCCAAAGCTGCGTCGTTGGGCTATAGGTAAAGCACACGCTACCGGCGAGCACCACGAGCTTGGGCCTGCTAGCAGCGCTGTGTACCGGGCGTTACCAGACCGTAAGGGCGCCAGTTTCCAAAGGGTGCCGTTACGTCCCAAGCACTAAGGACGCAAGATGGAGCTTCGTCTGAATCATGTTCACCCGCCCACTATTTCAGCACAAGCTCAAACCGCGTTGCGGCACATGGCAATTGCTGCGTACCCATACGAGACTTGCGGCTTGATCCACGAGCACGGCATTATCGTTGAGCATCCCAACACTTTTGCTGGCGATCACAGGCTTGGGTACGACATGGAGTTTGATCTTCACGACCCAACGATCAAGGCAATCTGGCACACGCACCCTGGTGGGCTTGAGGTGCCGTCGCGGGATGATCTGCCGTGTATCCGGTTGCTCGCTGAACGCGGCTTCAATTTCCATCACATCATCGTCACTCCCAAAGGTGTATACGAGTATGAGGCGAAGTTAGTTGACAGCGCCGTTACCGCAGCCTGATGATAGCGGAGCATCCATCTGGTTGCTCAAATACCTGACGGTACAACAACTTTACGACAAGAAGATCGTAAAGGTACTGCAGCAGGCCCAATTTGACGCAGGACAGGAGGCCGATAAGTGGCAAAGGACCAACATTGGTGACAGGACCAAGCGATACCAATTCAACCTGGTTAAAGACCAAATCCGCACGATCATACAATCAATGTTCAAAGACCTTGTCCCAATCATCGACCAGGGGCAGCAAGACGCAGCCGAAGCAGCTGCGAAGGCTGCTCTGGCTCAGGATGCGAAGGTGCTAGATGCGCTGTTCCCAGCCGCGAAGGATCGAAAGGCGTGGGAAGCCAGCTTCATTCAATCAGCACAGCACGGCATCCAGGCGATGATTACCCGGCTTACCAAGTCGAAGATAACCCTCAGCCAGCAGGTGTACCGTACCGGCTCCATGGAGGCTGGGCGGGTTGACCGGAAGATCAACAGCGCTCTCGCACGTGGTGCTAGCGCCAAGGAATTGGCCAAGCTGGTGCGAAATGATATCAACCCCAACGTAGCTGGGGGAGTCAGCTATGCAGCCATGAGGCTGGGTCGTAGCGAGATTAACAACGCTTTCCATGCAATGTCTATCGGCCAAGCTCAGGAGGATCCATGGGTTGAGGAAATGGAATGGCACCTTAGCAAGGTACACAAGCCTGATCCAGGTGACCTCTGTGAAACATACGCTGAGCAAAAGTATTTCCCGAAAGACGCTGTGCCGTCGAAGCCGCATCCACAATGTATGTGTTACCTGACACGCAAAGAGATGGCATGGGGTGACTTTACAGATGCACTTGAGTCCGGCCAGTTCGATGACTACTTTGAAAAGAAGTACGGTATGCCCGCCGCATAACTTCAGCGAAGCTATCCCGCTGCGAGGTACGCTCCACTTGATCTGTCTAATCCGTAAGGAGACCAAGATGTCCCAGAGCCCAGTTGAGGCCGAATACTTCGTGATCTGGGGTGGTGAAGGCGAACGTGACGGAGAAAACCAAGGCGGCCAAAACCAGGGAGAATCTGGTGATACTGGCAAACCTCCTGAAGGAGATGGTAATTCAGGGGATGGCGACGATGATGGTGCGAAGCGTCTCAAAGAGCTTGAAGACAAACTCGACTCCGAGAAGAAGCAACGCATTGCAGAGAAGAAGCGCGCTGATAAAGCGGAACAGAGCCTGCTGACCAAAAACCAAGAGGGACAAGAGGAAGCAGAGCGCACCGCAACCGAGCGCGATGACTACAAGGCCAAGTACGAGAAATTGCTTGAGTTCGTTGAGACTTCGTACATCGACACGGCCATCATGAAGAACAAGAAGTACGACTGGCACGACGTGGAAGCGGTTCGCAGCTTCCTGAACAAGGACAACATTCGGCTCGACATGGACACGGGTGAGATCGAAGGCCTGGACCTGGAGTTGAAGCGCATCGCCAGTGAAAAGAAGTACCTGTTGGTGCCGCACGAATCTGAAGGCGGCGCACCACCTTCCGCGCCTCCAGGGACTCCACCGTCAGGCAGTCATCCCGTTGGCGGATCAACACGTCAGCGCGAAACGGATCGTCAAAAGCTAGGCGCCAAGTACAAGTTGCCCGGTTTTGGTCCAGGCGCTCTCGCTAGTCAGCGGTAATCCCAGAAAGGAAAACAGCAAAGATGGCTCGTTACGATAAGTTTGACCCAATCGCTAACGGTTTCCGTGCCCACGTCGCAGCCGATTATTTGGATGCTGACCTGGGCAAAATTTTTGGCGTTGGCCTCGACACCACGGGCAAAGTGGTCAAAGGTGGCGGTAACTCTGGGGTTGTCGGCGTACTCGTCGTAACGTGCAAGCCAGGCGTTGTCGGCGCGCAGAAGCAGATTTCATCTGTGGATGTCATGCAGCAGGGCTGCGTTACCGACTTCGGCCCTTCTAGTGCCGGCTTGGTTCCGGGTACTGACTTCGGCGTGGCAGGAACTAAGTATTACGCCGATCCAGCCACCGGCATCGTCTCAACGACTGCCGCTGGTGGTGTATACGTTGGGACTACGGTTGAACCCGACCGTCTTCAAGTGAACGTCAACACAACCTAATCGCCTCAAAGCCAATGAGCTTCGCGCAAATTGAAAGGATGACCATGGCAGAGAAGTTCCGCATTTGGGGCGGTGCCGGTAACCGTTCCGGCTACATGACTGAGGGTGATATCCTCACTCATACCATCGATGGCGTTGACCTCAACCAACTTTGGGGTGAGTTCATTGACGCCAACACGATCTACAACGAGCACAAACAGGGCATGGTCGGATTGCTCACTTACCCAGTGGTTTCCGACATCGAACTGGTGCCACAGATCGGCGACTTCAACTTTGAAGAGGCGACTGAATTCGGCATCCCGCGCAAGGCGAACACCAACATCAGCTACTACCAGCTGGCTTACTCCTACAAGGACTGGGACCTTGGAGTTGGCTACACCTGGAAGTTCTTGCGGGATGCACCGGCTCAGCAAGTAGAAGCCATTCATACCAAGGCAATTCAGGCAGACCAGGCCTTGGTGTTCCGCAAGGTGATGGAAGCGCTGTTCGATCAGCGTAGCCGTACCACCATCATCAACGCCATGACGTACAACGTTTACCCGCTCGCCAACGCAGATGGTTGGGTGCCACCGCCCTATAAGGGTGTCACGTTCGACGGTACTCACAACCACTACCTCACTTCTGGTGCGGCAGGCATTGATTCAGACGACTTTGAAACCACTGTTGGTACCCTTACCGAACACGGTTATGGGTGGGACACTGGTACGCAAATCGTCTGCTTCGCCAACCGCTCTGAGGTAAACCAGATGCGTAAGTGGCGATTTGGGCAGGCCAACGCCAACGGCAAGACGGCCAACTACGACTTCGTGCCGGCTCTTGGCCAGCCCGCGTTGCTCGTGCCGAACGCCGAAGGTCTGTTGGGTGGCCAGGCTCCTGCCGTGTGGAACGGCTTGCGGGTCAGCGGTTCTTACATGGACGTCATCGTCATTGAAGAGCCATTGATGAATCCTGGTTACTGCATGTTCCTTTCAACTGGCGGCGCCAACGTTGACGAGAACATCGTTGGTATCCGCGAACATCCGTCACCGGAGTGGCGGGGTTTGAGGTTGCTGCCGGGTAACCAGCAGCGTTACCCGCTCGTTGACGGCTACTACATCCACGGTTTCGGCACTGGTATCCGGCGACGGACTGGTGCTGCTATCCTGCAGATCACAGCCAACGCGAGCTACGCGCCACCGGCTTCGTACACGGCTGACTCAACGCAAACCCGCTAGGAGTCAACATGAGTCGTGAAATCGACTTTGACAAGCCGCTGTCGGATGAGGATAAGCGGTGGCTCCACGAACGATCGCTTGACTACCACATTGAGGAGAATGAGCGAAAGTTTGGTCAGGCCAAGGTACATGCCGAAGGGCTGCCTGTGAAGGTTGAGATACCTGGTCTGGAAGTACCGGAGCCACCTGCGCAGCCTACTTTTGCGCCTGGGTGGGTGCCTGAGGTAACCCCAAGCGGCACAACGGAAGTGGCCGAAGAAGAAGTTGAAGAAGTTGCTCCTGAAGACCTCACCGTTGAGGAATTGAAGGTGGAGCTTCGTGAACGCAATTTGCCTACGGACGGCAACAAGGCAGAGCTAATCAAGCGGCTCAACAAGGCACTGAAGGACGAAGGTTGATCAGTGGCGCAAGTTGAGATGAGGCTTGATACGATTCAGCTACAGGCGAATGTAGCTGAGTTGACGCCTAAGATCAACAAAACGCTCACTCTCACAACCGACTTCGCTGCTGGCCGTGGTATGGATGTGATGAAGCGTAAAGCCCCATGGACGGATCGTACGGGCAACGCTCGCACGGGATTGGTTGCGGTAGCTGAACATTCGGGTGCTGCAACCATGACAGGTGGTGCAACTGGCTTCTCACAACACAAGATTACGATGGCTCACGGTGTTGACTACGGCATTTGGCTGGAGGTAGCCAATCTAGGCAAGTTCCAAATCATCATGCCTGTACTCGTTGCGACTGCGCAGGAATTGATGAAAGCCCTTCAGGACATGTTCAGCAAATTCGATGTGCCGCCTGAGCTTAAGGTTGACGTCGATATGCCGGGTGTGGTTCCGAAGGGTACGTCACAGGGAGCCACGCAATACGCAGGGCGCGAAGCTAGGGCTGGGAAACGCAACACTAAGCAGACCGCTAGGACGGCCAGAACGCAGACTACGAACACGACGCGGAGAACGCCATGAGCCGCGCAGCTGTTATGGATGCAATCCTTGCCGAACCTCGTTTGCAGGCACTAGGTTTCGACAGTAGCAACGTGCTCGCTAACTACGACGGCAATCAGCGGCCAAGCGATAAGATGTTCATGGTGTTGCGATGGGAAGCTCATGACATTGATGTACGACTAGGCCGCGGTCCGCACCACCTTGCCATCTGGACCCACATGTACCGTGACTTCTCAACGGACTACAACCATTTGGACAACGTGGTTGATATTCTCGATAGTGTCCTTGGCAGCATAGAAGACACTGCCGGCGCTGATGGCTATACGGTTACGCAGATTGACGCAGAAGGACGTTCGCGTGATCTCAAGGATGATGGCTACCAAACATTTTGCCGCTCAACCAGTTACCGCGTCATAAGCCATCTAACACCAACATAAGGAAAGGTTGCTACAATGGCTGAAGCAAAGCCCGCCACCGAAGTTGAACCGGGCACGAATATGCCGGTCAAGCCGCCTGGTGATGTTCGCAGGCGCGCACCGAAGGCGTTGCCGCAAGGTCCATTCGTCAAGTACGTTGGCGACGCATCGCATCGAATCATCAGGCCGCCCCAGTGGCGAGCGTTGGGCGTACAGACCAAAAAGGCTGACGCTACCCATGTTTGGAGTGTCGCCAACAACAAGATGATCCCTGTTGCTGAGTTCAGCGACGAGCAGTTGGATTACCTGTTGATTGACGACACCCAGCCACGCGGCGGCCACAGCTTCCTGGAAGTCGATTACGACAAGGACGGCAACCTCAGGCAGGTGACGAGCTAGTGTCGCAGCCGGCAATGCAACCAGACGCAATCGAATTGCGTTGCCCCGGCACGCTTCACGCAATACTGAAAGATGGCCTGATCGAAATCAAATGCAGGCATTGGAGATGCACCCAAGGCAAGGACGTCAGCGTGTTTCACCTGTACGATCCAGTGACCGGTGACCTAGTTAGAACCAACTATTACAAGGACCCAGTCAAGAGAGGATCAAAAACATGACAGGTCTTGCTGTTCCTGACGCACTACCGTATGGTATTCGTCAGATCGTATTGACGCCGTATCTGGATGCGCAAGGTACGCAGCTGGCCGACGTCAGTTACCCACTGCCCGTTGCGATGACGCTTGGCTTCTCTGAAACCGAGCAGTACGACGAGCTACGTGGTGATGACATCCTCGTGGCCGTCCACGGTCGTGGGCCGCAGGTGGACTGGAGCCTGGAGTCTGGTGGTCTCCCCATCACTCCGTGGTCAATCATCAGCGGCGCCATGGTGATTGAAGAGGGCACAGCGCCAAACCGTGTGACCCGACTCCGCAAGTCCGGCAACGACCTTCGCCCATACTTCCGCATTGATGGGCGGGTTATCTCCGACAGCGGTGGTAACATCGTCGCTCGCATCTATCGCTGCAAGGCAAACGGTCGCCTTCAGGCAGATCAACGCGGTGGCGCGTTCCAGACGAGTCGTATTGACGGCGTTGGACTTCCGATGCAGGGTGATGAAGGCCGCTGGCTGTACGAGATCATCCGCAATGAGTCGGACTTCCCGTTGTCAATGTCGCCTGAAGGCAACCCGATTCCCATTCCCATGAATTTGTCGCCGCAGGCTGTTACTGCTACGACTGTTGATTTGGCTTGGGACGCTGTCGGTGTCGCCGATAGCTATGAAATCAACCAGAGCATCGACAACGGTGTAACGTGGACGCTAGTCACCGTGCCAAACGGCGGTAGCCCAACGACCAACATGACGACAGTTACTGCCTTGACGACAGCTACGAACTACCAGTTTGCGGTTGCCGCTGTTGTTGGTTCTGTCACAGGCGAATTCAGCACTCCGATCAGCGTTTTGACGAAGTAGTACATCTCAATAACGGCACAACGAGTCCAAGGAGACCAATATGACCGACATTAGTGTGGGTAAAGCACAAGAGTACCAGCCCAGGCCCGAAGATGTGCGACCGCCTGATCTTTCAGGCAAGCCGGTGGCGCCTACGTTGCCAACGCCGCCTAGCTCTGAGCAGATCACGAAGCCTGTAAACCCATACGCGCCAACAGGTTGGCGCCGTAAGCAACGTGTTGAGTTCGATGTCACGTTGCCTAGCGGGCAGACGGCTCGCATGATGCGGTTTGAGCGAGATGACTTGCTACGCTTGGGTTTAATGGAGTATCTGGATACATTCACACCCATCTTGTTCGACAACACGATTGACGACAATCAGCGTGATGAGAAGATTCGTGAGACGCTGAAGGAACATCCCGAAGCGATCAACGACATGTTCGTCGCAATCGACAAAGTCGTGATGGCTGCTACCATCCGTCCCAGGGTCACAGATGACCCAGAGCAGACAAACTATGGGACAGAAGAGGATTGGGAGGACCCAGACTTCACAGCAACAGTTCATGTCGATGATATCGGTATGGCTGAGCGTATGTACTTGTTCGGCGCTGCCTTTGGGCGGTCGATGGACGAGTTAAAAAGTGTTTGGCAACAAACGGAAAGCTTGGGAGGCTTGGCAGATGAGCCAAGCCTACAGCCGACCGCCCAGTGATCTATATGGAGTAGCAGGTGCAGCATCAATTCTGTTTGATAGAGGGATATTTCGCTTTGGTCGCTATGTAGAAGGTATGATGGAACAGGCCTCTGAAGGTGCCCAAAATGAGGCATTTGCACGTTCCCACCGGCTCCGTGCCTTCGCTGAATGTATGGGCGACGATATGACGAAATCCACTGCAGGATATGCTGATCCATTCGTCAGTGGTGGTGGAGGCGTCATTAGGCGTGGCGAAGACAATCCAGACGATGGTGAAATTCTGGCTAGTGGGTACTGATGCCTGATTATGATCTTGGTCGTGCACATGGCGAAATCATCATCACCGCCGATACTCGCGGAGCGGATGAAGCTGCTGCTAGTATGGCAGCTGTCGATGCTGAAAGTAAAACTCTCAGCGGGCATCTCAGCGAAGTAACCGAAGCTCTCAACAAAACCGAACAGCAGCACGGTCGTGTAGGACAAGCTGCCTACAAACACAAGACCGCGATCCAAGACCTCAACAAGCAGTACAACCAATTTCACCAAGAGTATCAGCAAGCGGCTCAGCGTAGCACCAAGATTCATGAAGAGTGGACCAAAGCGTTCACAGACAAGAAGCCGCTCACTGAACTCATGGAGTTTAAGCGGAAATACGCCTTAGCACAGGAAGAAGAAAACAAGCTACACGAGCGCGCTGTTCAAAGCTATGCTCGTCTCAATCGTGCCGTCGAAGATGCGCGTGCTCATATCCGAAACTTCACACAGGATACTCAGACAGCTTCTCAGCACTTGAAGAACTTCGCCAATGACTTGGAGAAGATCAACGGTGTTGTCGAACGGGTTGCGCACACGCTGACTAACGTACTCGGTACGGCGCTCAAATCCCTTGCTATGGTTGGCGGAGTGGGTGCCGCTGGCGGGTTACTAGGTCTACTCGGCGGTGGCGGCATTCAGACCATAGCGGGCGTTACGGCGGCCATCGTACAGCTATCCGGCGCTATCGCCTTACTGCCGGCCGCAGCTGGTGCTGGTGGACTTGCTTTGGGTACGTTGGCCGTTGGCATGCATGGTATTATGGATGCTCTCAAGTCCATGGATGATCCTGCGAAGTTTGCTGTAGCGATACGCCAATTAGCTCCTGCCGCACAGCAAGTCATGATCACTCTCTCGCACTTCACTGATTCGTATCGCGGTGCTATGCGAGAAGTTCAGCAATCCTTGTTTGCCCCAATCGTTGACGATATTCGACCGCTCATTCAAACTTGGCTACCGCTGCTGATGCATGCCGGTCAGCAGATTGGCGCGGTATTCGGGCAAGCGATGCACCAAATACTACAGTTCATGACGACTAGCGGCACGCTACAAGCCATGAACACCTTTGTAACCAACATAACTTCGGCGATGCGAGGGCTGTTGCCCGCCATCCAGCCGGTTATGGAAGCGTTCAGGACGCTCGGAGTTGTTGGCTCCCAATTCCTTCCGCAGATCAGCGCTTCAATCGTCAAGATAGCCAATGAGTTTAATCAATGGATACAGGCCGCGGCGCAGTCCGGCAAGCTACAGCAATGGATACAGAGCGCCATTGATGGCTTTGGCCAACTTTTCAGTGCTATCAAGAACTTTGGCGAAGGCATAGCCAATATCTCCAGTATTGCCAGTCAGTTTGGCGGTGGCTTCTTACAGACGCTCCAGCAGATAGCTGTTGAGTTCAACAAGTGGACGGCAAGCGCAGAAGGCCAGCAGACGCTTACTGAGTTCTTCAAGGCGGCTCACGCTGCGGCCGTAGCACTTACGCCAGTACTTCACACAGTCGCTACTGCTCTCGGTCAGCTATTTACGAACCTGATGAACCTTGGCGCCAGCATGGGGCCTGGCATCAATTCGTTCTTCCAAAGTCTAGGTCAAGCACTAAACGTGTTGGGGCAGGCCTTGATTGCGTCTGGGCCGGCACTCGGTGAGATACTGACAACGCTAGGGCAAGCGTTAGTTACAATCGTACAATCTGTGGGGCCAGCGCTACCAACTCTGTTCAGAGACTTCGCCCAAATCCTGAAAGACCTTGCGCCGACACTAAAGACAGTCGCAGAGGCCATTGGTACATTCCTAAGTCATTTGACGCCAACGGAATTGAAGTGGATACTCGGTATTACCGTTGCGTTGGTAGCTCTGGGCAACATACTAGGCACGCTGGCTAGCGGCATCGGCATAGTTACGACAATTCTAGGTGGCCTAACGGCGGCAGCGGCTGCGCTCGACATTGCTTTAGGCCCGCTGATTTTGATCATTCTCGCAGTTGTTGCTGTACTTGTTGTTCTCGGCGTTGTCATCTACGAAGTCGTAACCCATTGGGACACAATCAAACGTGTGATGGGCGAGGTCTGGGAGACCATGAAGCAGTGGGCTTCGTGGCTTGGCAATGAGTTTGTCCAGATATGGGATACTGTTGTAAACGCAGTCAAAGCAGCATGGGACGCAATCGTCAGATTCTTCGGCGGTATTGGCGATGCGTTCACAGGCGCATGGAATACGGTGAAAGAAGCCGTATCTCATTGGTGGGATGAGGCTTTCGACTGGGGTAAGCATCTCGTCCAGAGCATCATCGACGGCATACGTTCCATGTTCGGCAGTATGCGCGATGCCGTTTATGACTTGTTCGGTATAGCGCGAGATCATGGCAAGACCAGTTCGCCTGCGAAACTTGGTCCACTGCATGATGATTCACCAGACTCCATGGGTGCGGCGTTCGCTACCAACTACGCCAGAGGCATAACGGAAGGTACGCCAGCAGTTACAGACGCAGCGTCGGGCATGGCAGGGGCAGCTGCTAGCGGCGCTCAAGGCGGCACAACGACATCTGGTGGAGTATCAACTACCGGAATGGGTTTCAGCAGCGCTGGTGGTACAGGTACGTCGGGCGGGCAGGTCCAAGGCACTTCCGGCTTCGATCAATGGATCACTTGGCTGACGACCGATATGGAGGCTTGGAAGAACATCTTCCAGCATGCTTTCAACCTTGCCTTGCATATCGGCAACATCATGATGGATGGCGCGAAAATTGTTGCGTCGCTGTGGAATCGCGGCGACAATCCAATGACGCGGCCTGGTGGCTTCTTCGGTAGGCCACTAACTCCGCAAGAGCAAGTCTATGGCGTTCCACAGGTACAAGAGCCAGGTCATGCGCCACTTCCATGGGGAGAGAAGCTACCTGGTGGTCCAGGTGCCGGCCCACAAGAGCAAGCAGGCGACGTTCCGCAGGTTGGTCCGCAAGGTCAAAACGTAGCTCCAGGTGGCCCTGCCCCGGCTGCTCCAGCTGGCCCTGGCCCAGCAGCGCCTGCACCAGCGCCACCAGCACCAGCTGCCCCAGCGCCGGCAGCGCCTGCTCCTGCCGCGCCTGCGCCAGCAGCGCCCGCAGCGCCAGCCGCTCCTGCTGCAGGTACGCCAAATTACACGGGCCAAGACTTAGAGTTGGCGAATGCCCTTAAGGCAGCTGGATTTAACGATAGTCAGATTGTTGGACTTATTGCCCTCAACAAGGTAGAGACTGGCAACTGGGCACACCCAGAATCCATTATGGGCATGACCGACAATCAAACTGGGCCAGGTATCGCGGCTCACGTCGGTGGCTTCAGGAAGATGTGGAACAATCGCCAAGCCAGTGGATTCAAATCATCTACTGGTGGTGCAGCGACTCCTGCTGGTGCTCCGGTAGGCGGCACGGATGCTCAAGGCAATGTGACTGACCCTGGGGCATATGCTCGTTGGCTTCTCGACATGGAGGGCTATAGCCCAACGACTGACTGGCAGGGTAACAAATATCCTGAAGGCCAGTTCATGTCAACTGACGCTTACGCAAAAGCCGTTCAGGAAGCATACAAGAATTTGCCGCCTGCTAAACCCGGTGGCCCTGCGCCAGGCGCGGCTGCTCCTGCTCCTGCTCCTCCACCGCCTGGACCCGCGCCATCGCAACCCGGTAGGGCTGGCCCGGTAGCTACGGGCCAAGAGCCAACTGTAGACTACACGCAGGGCAAGTTCATCCAAACCGCAGACGGCAAAATCGTTTTGATTCCTGATGGCGCCAATGTTGATGAGATGCTTAAGCGGTTCCCTGGTGGTAAGGTTCTAGATTCAAGTAAGCAACCTATTCCAGGTATCAAGCCTCCACCACCCCCTCCACCGCCTGGTGGACCTGCTGCTGGACCTGTTGGTGGCCCGCCCACGGGTGGTGGTCCGGTACAGCTGAACTTGGGCGACAAAGTTACGGTGCAAACAAACAGTATTGACTGTGGACCTGCGTCGGCTCGTATTGTGCTACAAGGAGATGCACAGTTTGGTGGTCAAGGCGCGAAGCAAATTGAGGACATGTTCAGTGCTGCGTATGGTACTGGCCAAGGGCCACAGACGTACACGAACTTGCTCAATAAGTATGCGCCTACAGCTAATTACAGATTTACACCATCTGCCGGCAGTACTCCGCAAGCATTGATGAGTGCTATCCAAACGTCTGTAAATGCTGGCTTTGCACCAATATTGAACTACAACGCACCAGGTCCAATTCGCGGCGCACAGGGTGGACCTATAGGCAGTTTTGAGCAAGGTGGCCAGATTGAACACTTCGTTGTTGTTCAAGGCTACGATCCTCAAACCAACAGAGTCATCATCCGTGACCCAGGCGTCACAGACCCGAAAACTGGTCAGGCAAGTGTATATTCGATAACCACAGAAGAGGCACTTAGGCTATCACAAAACCAAGGGCTAATCGCGGCTCAGCCGGCAGCAGGCGTAAGGGGAGCAACGCCGTTCTTAGGCCCACAGGTTAATCTGACTAGCTTCGATCAACCAATGCCGCCGCAAGCACCAGCACCGAAAGCGCCAGCGCCAGGTGGTCCTGCTCCACCACCAGCTAACCCAATGGATGCGGGTAAGTGGATAAGCCAGCCGCCGCAGGGCTGGGACATGAGCCAGCCTATCCCAATGGATGTTCGTCGCGCACATGGGATTCCAGACGAAGTACCGCCGATCTATTACGCGGCACCTGGTCCCGGTCAGCCCGGTGGACCTCCTGCTGGGCCGCCTGTGGCAGCCGTACCTGGTTCTGCTGCACCAAGTCTCCAGCCTGGTCAGCCAAATCTGTTGCCGCCCAACCCAACTTACTTCCCCAACTACCAAGCGCCACCTGGTGTTTCGTTCGTTGGGCCTAGTGGCGAGAACCTGCCGACGCAGACCCAATCGCCAGCTGACCAAGCGACGATGATCATGTCTGCCGCTGGTACAATCGGCGCAGACATATTTACGAACATTGAAGACTTCATCAAATCCATTGGGGCAACACAAGATATCACAGACACGCTCGTGCGTGGTATCAAGAACACAGAGGACATCGTCAAAATCATTGGCGACATTCAGCAATACATCAAAACCGCTGCAGACGTGGCGAAGACAACCGCTGATATCCTTGGAGAGGCCAGTAAGTTCGTCGGAGCGGGAGCGGCTGGTGATCCGAGTGGTGGCGCGAGTGGCGCTGCGGCCGCGCTAGGTGCAGCGAGCGCGATTGCGGGTCTTGTGAGCGAAGCTCTGGGAGCGGTCAACGAAGGCATTTCGCTGGGCGTTGAAGTCTACCACGAGATTGGCAAATACGTTGGTGTACTTGAAGGTTTCCTGCTTGGCGGGGCAGCGACTGGCCCGCTCAGCGGCAACGTACGAATGTTGTTGAATACCAACACAGGCGAGATTTACACGTACAGCGAAGATAACCCGTTGAACAAGAACACAATTCGCACGCCGTTCAACAGAGCGTACACAGCTGGGCCAGGCCCACAAGTACGCAACACACAGCTGAATATCTATGCTGGTCCGTCACAACAGACTCCGTTAGAGATGATGAGTAATTCGATGTGGATTGCGAGTACTGGTGCCCCGCAAGTTGCTTCAGTATCGGCAGGGAGTGACTAATGACTCTGAAAGCGTATCAGTACCAACTGGGTAACGTGATCTTTGGCGACTTCACCAATATGCCTGTGTCTAAGTTGGAGATTCAGCCGTGGAACGTTAACAACCAAGACTTCCAGATACTCCACAGCGATGAAATCCGTTTCGGCATAGACAATCTCGTGCCGGCGCCAATCGTGTTCACGATGGCTGTGCTTAACAACTGGGAGCTTGGGAACTTACCTGCGTCAGCAACAGATGTCAGCGGTAGCGTACACGAGTCACTTCTGTATAAGTCACGAAGTCTGTTGGGACAGTTGGCGAATGAGTGGAAAGCCAACACCGTCAGGGTTACTTGGGGCGCAATGAAGGCATTGCTGTTCGCTGACGACGATGGCATTGTGCGCCGAATCTATGGGCGCCCAGGCAAATTCCAGCACGGCCCAGTCGAGCAGCAGGAGTGGGTGGACGTACAGTGCGAGTTTCGGCGGGCCGACACATACGCTTACGAGGATGTTGAGACGTACACGGAGATTGGCTACAACACTGACCCGAAGATCATTTTCAGGGACAGAGGCGATGCCTCAGCTTGGTTCCGTCTTTTGCTCTATGGACCGCTACAGCATCCAATAGTCACGATAGGCAACGTCCAGGTTGAGCTAGGTATCGACATAGCAGTGAATACTGTTGTAGAAGTGAGTAGTTATCCGTGGATGCGCAGAATCGTTGATACCAACAACATTAACTGGCGCGCTGCTCTTATCGGCTCGTCGCAGTACCTTGATCAGCTGAAGATACCATCAGGCGTGCCTGTCGTTTGTCGTTGGACCGATACGACTCTCACGACGTGGACAGAGCTACCAAACACGAGAGTTGTTGATAACCCTGACTTTATGGACACGTTTAACATTGGCGGCAATTGGCACGTCCTAGCCGGAACACCAATGTGGGGCTTCTCTCTACAGAACGGTGGTTATCTCTTTGCGCCGTTTGGGATTACGACGGTTGTCGATAACAACCACCAGTACACAACGGCAGGCCAATTCGCGCAAGCGACAGTAGCCGACATCTGGCGCGGTACGTCGAACATCCTCATCATGTGCGCACCGGATTGCGGCAGTTTCCTTGGGGCACAGATATATAAGTCCATAGGCATTGAAGAAGAATTTGGCATACCAACGGCTAACGATAGGCTGCGGATCGTCACAAGCACCAATTACATTGCTATGGATACCCAATTCGAGTATGCGGTGCCGTCGCCTGGCATCGTATCTGGTGATACGGTGGCGATTGCGTACGATCCTGGGCAGAAGACAGCCCATCTAATGTACAACGGTCAGGAGGTTGGCTCGTGGCCGGATACAACCGGAATCATCAATGAAGCCAACAGGTCTCAAGGATTTATCCTGAATCAGGATGATAGCATTACAGATATCAGCTTCGGCGTCGGGCTGAACAACTTGGTTGCGTACGATGCTACGTTCACGACCTTTGGCGGGCCTGGTGACCCAAATGATATGTCCTCCAGGGTGTTCCTGTATTGGCGAGAGGCTTGGAACATCGTATGAGCATCAATGCTGACTTCTCTGGCGGCGGTACGTTATCGGCGACAGTACAAAAGCTACAGGACACTAATACGCAGCCTGTTGTACCGCTCAGCGGTGATATGGATCGCTTTCGATTCATCGTTGAGGAAGCACGCACTGGCGCGATTGTGTCTCGTGATTTAGTAGTCACGAAGCCCAAAGTGCTTCGCGCACTTAATGGTCCGTGCAATATCGAATTTGACGTTGACTACCGCGACACGTCAGTCGCAGGTATCTTCTTCAAGCCGTGGTCCCACTGGATTCACGTTGAGAAGATGATCTATGGGGAGCGGAAGATATGGGCTAGTGGTATCGTACAGCCATCTCAGGTAGACAAGAAGACAGGCGTAACTCATTTAGTATCACAGGGTTTCGCTGGTTACCCGAAGAAGATGCCGTGGCTGGAAAACTGGAATCCGTTGGCCTGCGACGTGTTTGAAGTCGTTCACAAGATATGGAACCACCTCCAGAGCTACCCGAATGGCAACCTTGGCGTCACCGTCACTCCTGCGCTCAGCGGCATAGAGATGTTGCCCGGCTACGCTTTCAACGGCAACATACTGAACCTGGACTTCTTCGCTGAATTCATCAGAGCTACAGACAAAGAGGACTGCGGCGACCACATCGACAAGCTAGCGCGTGACATCCCATTCGACTACATCGAATTCAGTGCGTGGAACGATGATCGCAGCGCCATCAATAAACAGATATACCTTGGCTATCCGTGGGCAGGCGTAGACCAGAAGTGGCTCGTATTCGCCATCAATGAAAACGTTCTGGAAGCCGTACCGCATATTGAGACGCAAATCGACTGGGTCAGCGATATCACCATTGACGGCTGGTTCCCTGGTACTGAGTACAGCGCGACGTTGACCAATGCTGATCCAAATCGCTACCGGCGCAGCATATCTCAGGATGACGCAAGGGTCAACTCAAACGAACGTGCGGCCGCGTGGTCGAAGCGCAAACTCACACGCCGGCAGACACCATCGTATTGGGACAGCATCATCGTAGACATGGGACATCCCAACGCGCCGTTCGGAACCTACGATGTTGGTGATCGAATCTATGTGCGCGGCTACATGCCTTGGGTTGGACTGGTTAACCAGCAGCACAAGATACTCGCCATTGCTGTCGATGAAGAGAAGGGCGCGTGTGAACTAACGCTCAAGCCAGAGGGCGCATACGACTACGATCCAATCATCTACGCTGGCGATGTTCAAGGCTCCGTCACCATCAAAATTGGTACTACGCCTACGATTCAACTTCAAGCTGACCCGCCAACGATTGTGACGCAATAATGACTGTTGGAACGCTTTCGACACCACCTGGAACTGTCAACGGTATCTTCTATCCGTACGCCTTGTTCATGGAGTCAATGATACAGGGACTAGTGGACTTTGAGGCAGACATCTTCTTCATGATGCTTGTCGATCAGAGCTATACGCCTAACCAGAACACGCACAAGTTCAAATCCATTGTGGCAGGCGAACTTGACCAGACTTACAGCGGTTACACGCCAGGCGGGCAGCAGATGGCGATCAACCAGATCACCTACACGGGCAGCACTAAGATACTGTCCATAAGCGCCGGCAACGTTCAATGGCCGCTCGTTACCTTCCCAGCGCCAGGCGCGAGGTATGGTGTTATGTATGATGCTGTAACGCATGATAATTCGGGCAGCCCTGGTTCTATGGCGTTAGTTGGCTATGTGGATTTCACAGCAAATCAGGTCGTCACTGACATGGCGTTCCAAATCAATTGGCCGACAACAGGAATGCTGAACTTGAAGCTACCATGAGTATCGACAGAGCGTTTGGCTACCAATCGCCAGAGACTAGGGCACTCTCTGCGATTGATAGTACAAAGTACCCTGACACCAACAAAGACTTTGAGGCAAACATCGTACGCCTCAATCAATTTGTTGATTACATCGCATCGTACATTGGCCAGATGCAGAAGGGTATCGACCAGAGCAATCAGGACGCAATCGGTCAACTCCAAGGCACCATAAGCGATATCATCGTGCTGCTTGGCGGCGGTGAACTTCTGTACGGCATAGACCTTGGTGACCTCCAGTACTTCCTGCCGGCGATTGGCGCGCTGCTCGGCTTCGACACTACAACTCCGTTCCCGATCAACCTCTTCAACGCGGCTGAGCATTTCTTCTTGGGTTACGTTGTGCCCCTTGATAGTTTCGGCAGCGTCATCGAAGGCATCATTGATGGCTGGGCGACTGCCCTTGGCATAGACCCTGAGTGGATTCAGTCGGTCAACGACTTGCTAGACGCTATCAGCGGCTTGGCCATGAGCTTTGAAGATTTGCTGACGGCTGTCGAAGACATGATCCAGATTATGGGTCCCTTTGACCAAGTGTTCGCTGATATATGGCATTCTGTCACAGTGCTTCTCGGCGGCATGGACATCACAACCCTTGGTAATCTTATTGACCCGGTGTTTAAGACTACGGCTCCGTGGATCGAAGAACTTGCGCAGATACTTAACGGGTTGACCGCGATCATCGAGTCATTCGCCGGTGGCGTTAACGACATCAACGGCATCTTGAACTTCGCTTCGTTATTCGGCAATCTAAACTTCGTGCCGTCTGGTACTTTTGACCCAATAGCCACTATAAGCGATTGGTTCACCGGCACTGTCTCTCAGACCAACGTAGTTGCGTTACTAAGCTCTGACTTGACTGGTGGCTCTGGTATGGGTGTGACTGGTGTCATCCCATTAGAGAATCTAGCCATGGATGTCATCTCTGGCATAGTTGGTGGGACACAAGTGGTTTGGGATGCGATTCTAGCATCTGTTGGTGTGCCTGCCGGGAGCGGTACGCAAGCGCAGACCACTACGTACTTTACAAACTTGCTCAGCATGTTCTCTAACCCGGCGCTGCTCGCTACGCCGTTTGATCCTGTTACGTACGTTGAGGACTTTATCACAAGCTTGGTTCAGCCAACAAATCTGTTGGCGCCCATGAACCCTACCACGCAACTGCTATCTCCGGTAAATATACCAGGCCTAGACGCCAGCAAAATCACTAGCGGCCAATTCCTTTCGTCATACCTGCCTATCTTCCAGGTGTTCTACAAAGCTGGATACAACTGGGTATTCGACCCTAGCTTTGAGCAGAACCTCAACTGGCCGGGCGCGGTTGGCGTACTTAGCACAGACGTAGCCCACAGCGGTACCAAGTCATTGAAGGTTACTGCGACTGGCACAACGCAGACTATGCATATGCTGCGTTCAGATATGGGCCCACAAACGCTAGTCGTACAGCCTAACTACGTCTTCAAGCAGACGGCTTGGATATACCCCAAAGTCGGCAATGTCGGTGGCGGGCATATCAAGCTCGTCATGCATTGTACTGACTCCAAAGGCGTTGCTACGCCTACAGATGTAATTGCGCAAGAGCTAGCCATGCCTGCTACTGGTGCGTGGCAGCAGCTTGGCGCAACGGTTACCGTTCCTACTGGTTTCGACACTGTAGACTTCCTTGCTGTTATTGAGTCTGATATACCCGCCAATGACGTTGTGTACCTTGATGATTTGGAAGTGCTAGACACCAACCAATCACAGAGCGTCTACAACCAAATCCTACAGTCTGTAGGCGTACCGCCTGGTGTTGGTACGGGAGCTATTGCCGGCCAATACTTTACAGACTTAATGAGTATGTTGGGCAACCCCAACGTATCTCAAGGTGGGTTCAGCCCAACAACAGCGGTAACGAATTTCATCAACACGATGATCAACCCGACTTCGTTGCTTGCGCCAATGAGTCCTGTTACCAAGTTGATTCCGGCGATCAACATCCCTGGTCTAGATGCTAGCAAAATTACATCAGGCCAATTCGCGCAGTCGATGGTCAACATCACAAGCATTGCGGCGAGCATCATCACCGGAGTCCTTGGCGCGGCACAGATTCCAGGTCTAGACGCCAGCAAGATCACGACTGGGCAATTTGCGCAGTCAATGGTCAATCTTACCAACATCCCTGCGAGCATCGTAACGGGAGTGCTTGGGGCAACACAGATTCCAGGCTTGGATGCTAGCAAGATTATATCAGGCCAATTCGCCCAAAGCATGGTCACGAACTTGACCACCGACTTGGCGAATCGTGTATTGACCACGACGTACAACACGCTGCTTAACCAATTGTATGGCGGCACAACAGTTCTCAGCTCAATTCTGGCCGGTAACGTTCCTGCGCTAGACGCTAGCAAGATCACGACAGGGCAGTTTGCCCAGTCAATGGTCAATATTACCAACATACCTGCGAGCATTGTAACTGGTGCTCTCAATGCGGCTCAAATTCCAAGCTTAGACGCTAGCAAGATCATCTCAGGTGTCTTTACAGTACCGCTCATCCCGCCGTTAGACGCGAGCCAGATTCAATCCGGCATGTTTGGGCAGTGGGTACTTCCCAACATACCGCTAGGCAGCATTGGGCAAATAACACCAAACTTGTTGCCTAACCCCAACTATGCCAGCGCAGCCTCTGTCGCAACCAACCCAGACTGGACATGGACCTCTGGCGTTGACCACACGGGTGACGGCTCTGGCTCTGTAAGCACTTCGTGTACCGGCGCGCTCAAGAACTTGCTCTCTGACCCGCCAACGCCAGTCGCGCCTAACCAAACGCTAGCCCTATCGCACTACCTCCAGTGGTCTGGCGTTACCGGGAGCGGCAACTGCTTCCAGCTTTCGGTACTCGCCTACAATGGGCCAAACTTGGTTAGTACCAACGTTTTGCAGACAATCTCAAATCCTGCTGCTTCCGGCGCTTGGCAGCAGTTGTCTGGTAACTTCACAATACCCGCGTCGGGTGTGAATAATGTTCGTCTACAGCTATCTGTGCTTGCCGGTGCGACAGCAGGGACAACGTGGTGGGACGATGGCTCAATTACCAAGACGCAGTTGCTCTTTAAGCAATGGATGCAGGGTACGGGTGGCACATTAGTCAACGAGCTAGCGACGATGGTCACAGACACTCAGTCGCGTTCGACTCAAGCTGACATGATGAGCTTGGTCAATAACCTTGGTATAGGCAGCTTTGCGAACGTCGGAGCAGCATTAACACCAATTACCAACAGGTTACAAGGTCTACCGGCTAACGGCACCGTGTTGGCGGGTTTCATCCCTAGCTTAGATGCTACTAAGATTGCCACTGGAATCCTTGGTACAGCTAGGATTCCACCAGTTACGCTGGCTATGGCGCCTGACCTTCAGACACTTAACGATAACGCAACCAACGCTCTTGTTGGCGCACAGACGTTGCTAACAGGAACTACGACTGCTCAAGCTAACCAGTCGATGCAGAGTATCTTCACAAACGTTCTTTACAATACACAAGCTCTCCAACAGCAGGCAGCTATCAACCAAGGTACTTCGGTATCTGGCGTCAGCATCACGGTTAACTTCGCAGCATATCCAGATGGCGCCATGCCATCGTTCTTCACCGTTACCTACAATGGTCCAGGTACTTCACAGATCGGTATTAAGGGTGGGCTAGCTGGTTGGTTCCCGGCTAATAACGATGGTACCAGAACAGCTTTCGTTATCTACAACGCTCAAGGCACTCTTACTGACTGGCAGAAGATTTCAGGATCAATGTCTGCGGCACCAGCTGGTGCGAACGCTGGTGGGCAACCGTACTTCTATGCTCTTGGTCGTGTTGATAGTGCGTCTAATCCGCGCAACTACGTCTTTGGTCGAGCATACTGTACCGGCTTCTTGACCTACAAAGCTGATGTCGGCTACTGCGTGGCGGGCACAGAGACAGTTTGGGCTACTGGTATAGCATTGACGTGGTCAACTGCCATGATGGTTGTTATTGGCGCTAACGGCAATAACCGTACATTCCAAGTGTTTTCAGGCACACAACTGGTTTGGTCAGGAACGGAACCTGGAACAAACAGTTTAATTGGTTCAGGCTATAGGCTGTTTGGAGCGAAGAACACTATCTGTCAAGGTTCGGGTGGATCATCAACAGCTGGTACACTTTCTGGAACATCGGTTGCAGATAACGCTCCGCCAGCTGTTCTTGGCTCAACTTTCCGTGCTCATCGTGCATCGACTACAGCATATACTGCACCGTCTGGTGGCCTAACTGCTTTGCCTGCTGGCTTCTTTGACACTCAAGACTGGATATCACCAGACTTAAATTGGGATGGCCAAAACTTGAAGTTTACCGTTGAAGGAACTTATCTAGTCAACCTTCGTGCTGCCGTAAATAACATCCCTCGTGGTGTGTGGGCAGATTTAGGCATAGTGGGCAGTTCGATTCGAGTGGTTGGCGGTTCATTCGCTGATACAGGTACTAGTGCTCAGTCTAACAACGGTGTTTATGGTTCAACATTGATCTATGCCCATAATGGCGATTCCATACAGCCAGCAACATATGCTAGTGCCGCTTTCTCAATCGTAGGTGAGCCTGGTGGTTCACAAACCTATATGGAAGTTACTTTGGTCAACAGGAGTGTCGCATGATCGAAATACCGCAAGAACTAAAGGTACTGGAACGTATAGCACATGTAGCTAGCGAGCCTGATGCTGAAAAGCCATATGGCCCTGGCGATGTGGCTGCTATCCTTGCAGCCTATGTCAACGTCATGGAAGGTGACCCAGTCGGTACGCTACTGAAGCGACCAACTGACGGCGCCATAGCTGTACGTGCTGTCGTTGATGGACTTCATATCTGGCGATGCTCGGCTCCAGATGGCAATCAATGGAACGATTTACAGCCAACGCTTGAAGGCTGGGTAAAGGTCGAATAGGTGGCATGGGCCGAATCTCCATCAACACCAGGGGCAGTCCCAGTCAAGGGCTGGGCTGTAACCCCATCTGCGCCAACAGTTCCGCCATTACAGGGCTGGGTTATACCTCACTTTGCACTGTTCAGCGGCGACGGAACGCTAAGTGCGACAATCAAAGCCATAGCTCCGGTAACAGGGCAATTCTCAGGCGATGGTCAACTAGCAGCTACGGTAAGTCAAATATGCCCGCTAGCACCAGCATTCAGCAGCAATGGCGCGCTATCGGCTTACATACAGCCAAAGATAGCAGCGAACTTTGGCAGCGTAGGCACCCTCAGCGCAGACGTAATCAAGAACGCAATCGTGTTGCCTGCCAACTTCTCTGGCGATGGTGCGTTATCGGCAACACTAGTCCCGCAGTTGCAGGCCGCATTCTCTGGCGCGGGATCGTTAGCGGCTACGATGACTGTGAAGTCGAACGCGGCGATGTCTACGCTGACGGACAACTTCGCAACCAAAGACACGGTGAAGTGGAACTGGACCTCAGGCTGTTCAGTAGTCAACGGCCAGTACCTGAAGATCATTCCAGGTATCAACGCCAACCAAGCGATAACCAGCAACGGTTACTTCAACTTACAGAACAGTTCTGCCGAAGTGTGCTGTATTCAAACCGCCGAGCAGGGCGGTGGTACGCCAGGCAACAACGTCACTCAGATGCTTGTCTTGGACCTGGCGGGTTATGGGTATTCGATTTGGGAGTACAACAACGCAACTCTCTACTTACGCAAGACAACTGCTGCCGGTGGGATCAACGACGTAACTGTAGCATGGAACGCCAATATGAAGTTTTGGCGTATCCGCGAAGCGTCTGGAACGATTTATTGGGAAACATCACCAGACTGCAATACCTGGACTGTCCAACGATCCGAAGCAACGGACACCACTATTGGGCTTGGAGCTATGCAAGCTCAATTACTTGGCTACAACAGTGGTTCCGGCGCTCCTGGTGTAATCCTATTCAGCAACTTCAACGTTCCGAAACTAACTGCGTTCCTCACAGCGAACTTCAGCGGTGGTGGTACGCTAGCATCTATCGTCTTTACGCCGTTCAACGAGACCAACACGGCCCGTTCCAATCAGCCTATCCCGGCAGGTTGTACTGGTTGCTATGTCACCCTAGTTGGGGCCGGTGGTGCCGGTGGTCCCGGTCCTGGTAGCGGTGGTGGTGGTGGTGCCGGTATAGCACGTACATTCATACCAGTAGCTAACCTTGGCTCTACATATTCAGTGACTGTAGGTGCCGCCAATAGTGGTGCGTCCGTGTTTAGTTCAGGCTCTATTTCTTGGACAGCAGGCGGTGGTGGCGGGGGAGGTTCCGGTGGCGGTGGTGCCGCCGGTGGTACCCCTTCAGCCAGCGGGCCTGTTCTTCCGTCAGCGACATACAACGGCGGCGTGGGCGGGACCGTTCCTGGTGGTGTGTCTGTTCCCGGTCAACCTCCTGCGGCGAGTGGGAATGCTGCTGGTGGTGGTGGCGCTGGTGCAAAGGAAGCGGCATTCCAGCAGACATCAGGTGGTTATGGTGGTAACTCAGCCACGGTAGGCGGTGGCGCAGGTGGTGGTTCTGGAGGTGGTGCCGGAACGGGCGGTGGCTCCGGTAACCCAGGCGGTGGTGGAGGCGGCGGTGGTGGATCATCGCAGGCACTCGTCTATGGTGGTACTGGTGGCGCTGGCGGCCTCTACGGTGGTGGCGGTGGCGGTGGCGGGATGGGACCGACTAACAACGGTTCTGGGAACAATGGTGCGCAGGGTTATACGCTGATCGAATGGAATTAGGGAGAGGAAATGGCCGCAGTAGAGACAGTACGATTTGAATTTTCATATAAGGATATTGCTACTGGAAATTATACTGGATTTGCATTAGTTGTTGCAGAAGATGTTGCAATGGGTATCCAAGTAGGGCTAGAAGATGTACCTTCAATTACAGAAGTTACTGTTCACCAAGTGGTTGAACTCCGCGAAGAAGTAAACTCACCACTAAGAAAGAAAGGCAATTAAATGGCAATTGCAGTAGCTAGTTCGCGACAAACTGTCGCGAATGCCTATGCGGGTCTTGGGACGTATATTGGTGTAGCAACTGGTGACCCAGGCACAACCAACACTCCAGCAAATGAGACTAGCGGCTCTGGTTATACCAGGGTAGCGACTACCTGGACGCCCGGAAGCACAGGGACAGAAGCCGGTTCACCATGCACCATTAACGTACCAGCCGGCACGTTCACTTATGTTCTACTAGCGAGTGGCGTTAGCGGAAACAACATGGTAGACAAGACAGCTGTGTCTTCGACCACGATGTCATCTCCCGGTCAGCTAGTCGTTACGCCTAACTACACGCAGACGTAAAGTAAGGCTATGACTGAGGTTAACGCCGTTGGCGAGGGAACTTTAGAGGCTATTGTCTGGCCGGCATATGCAGGAGCGGTCTTGGAGAACGGCGATGAGCCGATGTTTGACTTCGACTATCAGCGTGGCCAAATCCATTGGGACATAGTCGATGGCAAGATCGTTGGCCATACTGAGATCAAGGTTCCTAAAGGTAGATGGCCACATATCATCTACTGCCGCAATCAATTTCGGCCTGGCTTTGTCGTAGCCGCAAAGATGGAACATCCTATAGTCACAGATGGCCCAGACATCATCAAACTATTTGGGATTACAGAAGAAGATGTGGTATTCAACCCGCACACAACTTTGAAGGATTAGGAGATAAAATGGCAGAGACACCGGCCAACTACCTGCCTGGGTCAGTCAAGCAAGATCCAGACACGCTAGCCGTAGCCGTACGCACAAACGTTCCTGAAGACCCATATGTCGGCCACGCCTGGGCCGTCATGACTATTGACCGTGGTGGGCATTACGCTGCGTGGGACGATGTATCAGGATGGACAGACCTCGTTATTCAAACAGTAAGGGAGACAGAGGATGCAACCTAACGGGCAAATGGCAGTCATGGACGTCGAAAGTCCTGAATACAAATTAGACTGCTGCATATGGCTTTTGGAGGAAGAACGTCAGCGCACGATACGGCTAGCCCAAGTCGTAGCATCATTGCTCGTACAAACGCAGCAGCCACAACTTACGCAGGAAGTAATGATGCAGTTACTGAACGGCGGTACGGTGATTCAAGGTGCGCCACCTGTACTTCCGTAACCGATAAGAGTTAGGATAGGACCGTGAACGATCAGCCACCAAAGAAGTGGCAGGCGTTGCTAGCCAAATATTGGGGCGCTATCGTTGCAATCGGTGGCTTCTTGCTGATCACGCTCAATGTGCTTGTCGGCCTTAACTTCTGGAGCGAGCGAGCAATTGACTGGATCAACACATCCATCGCCGCTCTTGTGGCTCTTGGTGTTTGGCTGAAGGCTCACCAAGGCAAGCTTGAGAAGCTCACTGGTATCGACGTTGATCAGGACGGTGTAGAAGGCTGAAAATTCATGCAGCGGTATGTAATTGGCGGCTTGCTCATAGGCATTGCCCTTATGTGTAAGATGCCATGCGCTTACGCTGATCCTGTGCCGGCTCCAATTCCTGGTCCTGGTGGTGGAATTGATCCAGTAGGAGGGTCAGTTGGTATTGGTGCTCCTGGACTTGGCGGCGGTGGGCCTGGCTTGTCCCCTGCCGCCGCCACCATATTCCTCTGTCCAGGTCGTGGTGCAGCCGTAAGCGTTGTTGGTGGTGGTGGAGGGTATTGCGACTGGAACTTTCAAGTGGTACCTTTCGGCAACGGCCATTATGGTGTTATGCATGATCATTGCGAATGGGGTGGCTTCAATCCCCTTGTAGAGATGTGGAATTGCTGGCGGGTTTGGCCGGGCCAGCCTGATCACCCCGCGCTACCCGATCCAGATATCATTCCAGATGGTTGGGGTGTGCCGTGGGCGATTCAAGGTCCAACCCCAAGCGACCAATGGCCTCCACCTGGCCTAGCGCCGTTTATTCCAGCACCGCCAGCAGAGCCAGTGGGTCCACCACCTGGACCACCGACAGCGGAACCGCCGCTTGGTTTGAGAGAACCGGAAGGAACACCATGACTGAAATCATTCTACCATTTGATCACGGTATCATACCGCAGGAAACTGGCTACTGGTGTGGGCCTGCGAGTGCCCAAGTGGCACTGAGTTGTCGGGGTATCTACGTCGAAGAATGGATACTAGCAGAGGAATGCGGTACCCACCAGGGCGGCACCGATTATGTTGGGCTGATTGAGAATTGCCTTAACGGTAGGCTGCCAGAACGTCCGTATGACTCTGTATATGCGGATAGCTACCCGGATGACCAAAAGAAGCAAAGGTTTTGGGAGCTAGGCATCGTTGGTTCTATCAATGCCGGCTACTCGCTTGTAACTAACTGGCAAGTTCCGCCCAACAACAATCCAGTAGGGATCAAGGGATCAGACTCACCAAACTACAGCGACTACAGCGACACCTACCACTACACAAGTGTTGTCGGATATGACGATCAATATCCAGGTGGCGCCGTTTATGTTGCGGATTCTGGCTTTTGGCCTTGGGAATACTGGATTAGCTTCGATCAACTATGTACTCTCATACCACCAAAAGGATTCTGTTACAGCACTATCAAAGGAGAAGCCGAAGTGCCCACACAAGAGGAATGGAACGATCTGGTACGCAAGGTTGATAACATCGAACGCCAGCTAGGCCCATGGCCGCAGCTTGGCCAGAACGCGGCTGGTGAAGACCTGACGCTGGTCGATGCTACAGCTTCAATCAAGAACACCGTTGAAGGTGGTGAGCCCCCTTTACAGAGCCGCCAATAAAGCCGACAGGACGGGTGGCAATCCTCACGTGCTCCGGTACTTGGGCCGCACCAGGTGTCGGCTACCCGAGCGACGTTGCCCGTGCCTGCGCTGATGTTGGCGACGAGATACCTGTACAGGCTCCGTGGAGCTTTGGGCCGATACCGCCTGGCGACTTCCGAGCGCCGAGCTATGCGGAATCTGTTGGGATAGGTGTTGATTGGGCCGTGGAGTGGATCATGGCTCATGAGGATAGGCCTGTGGTGTTGGGCGGGTATAGCCAAGGTGGCGAGTGCGCTAGCCGGATACGCATGGAATTTGAGCCTGGTGGCCGACTTGCGTATCTGAGGTCAAATTACGTGTGCGGCTACGCTTTTGGTAACCCTAGCCGTCACGAGCACAGCACCTATTTCGGTGGGCCACCCACGCCAGTTGAAGGCATAGCTGAGTTCCGCTTGCCTCAGATGGATTGGGACTGGTGCGAACTGATCGAACCAGGCGACTTATACGGCACCAGCGCTCGTGGGCTTACCGGCGAGATTCAACGCGACGTTTACACGCTGTGCACAGAGATGGAAATGCATAGTGGTGCGGTTGAGTTCGCCCGCACGTTTGCGGGCAATTGTGTTGAGGTAGCTCAGAATTTGGATGGGAATGCTTGGGATGATATTGAATCTCAAGTAGTCGCCAAAACAGGCAACGATCCTGGTTCAGCAGAGTTGTCAGAGGCAGAGATATTACAAATACAACCATTGACTGATCGACTGATCACGGTGAGAGGTATTTCAGCAGCTATAGCGGCAGCCGTCGATGCGTTGATATTCTTCTGTTCACCGCCGTTCCCGACAGCGCCGCATTGTGAATACCATGTGCGAGAAGTGTGGCCTGGCATGACTTACGTCGGACTAGGAATACAGCACGTCCACGATTGGGTAAGAGCCTACCAAGGAGCATGATGGCACCGACCAGACACCCACTGATAGACCTCGTTTATAACAACGAGACAGGCCGCTACATAGGCATGCTTGAACGCAAGCTCGTGGTCATGACGCTTGAGAACCTCAAGATGCGGGCGTTGCTTGAACTGCTTACTGGAGATATGTGGGACGACAACAAGTTTGAAGCAGAGGACAAAGAGATATTCGACTTGGCTGTTGAAACACTTGAGAAGCGGCTACAGCTATCCCACAACGATGCAGTGAATTTGGTGAACGAGCGCTGGGAAGCGACCAACCCGCCCACAGACGAAGATGTCAGCACGTGGCTAATCGGTCAGCCGAAGAAGCCACCAAGAGTCATCACGCACTCGCGGCCGATCAGCAACCCACCAGGCGTAGACATGAAGAAGCATCTAGCGGGTATCAAGCAGAGCCGCGATCACATGCGCGATCAGCTGTAGTCTTTCGGGTCCAGTCCACGTATGCGGTCCAGCTTAAAGCCGGACCACTTCTGGTCACCGGCCACGACGTAGGGCATTTGTGAAATCCCTTGTTCCCGAAGCTGTTCGGCGAACACAGGGTGCTCAACCACGTCAATCTCGTTGAACGGCAATGATCTTCGCGCCAACCACTTCTTCGTGTACTCGCACTGCACGCAATCCGGCTTGGTGTAGACCGTTATTTGCTTAGGCAACCTAACTCCGTTCCGGTAGCTCGTCGGACCCTAGCGATACGGTAACCCCGGCGACGAGCTAGGAGGTAGCCGGATGGCCAGGATTTGGCCAGGGACCAACGAGAACGGCTCCGGTGGGTAGGCGTACCGGCGCACCTAAAACAGCTGGTTACGCGCCACCAGGCCGGATCAGCCCGAACCGGGCCGATTAGGAGTAGCGTCAGACCTGGTCAGAGGGTATAGTCAGACCTACCGGCGAAGCCGGGACCAACTAAATACCGCGAAGCTGGTAAGGGAGATAGACCGCGCGTGAGAGGCGCGGAGATGGCTAGCCCGAACCGGAACTGTTACCCGGCGGCCTAAAGCAATGGGGATCGCGTACCTAGTACGGCGCGGGCGGTAGGTTTAGATGGTCTAGTTAATAAGGCGCGAGAGAGGACTACGGCGACCATGGCCGTAGGGACCCAGACGCGCCGAAATCCTATTCTATGGTTGTTGTTGGGGCAACGAAAGTTGCTGATTCCGTAGTGGTTTCGCCACTGCGGTTTCAGGGGCAGTTGTTGCTGACTCCAAAACCCAATAACCGAAAGGG